CCTTTCTAAATAGATAGTGGGGGCCGAAGCCCCCGATTGATTAGAAGTTATAATCGTATTTTTTGATTGCCGCAGTGTGAAGGCTGTGGCGCCCGTGGCTAGATTTCCAAGAGCCATCCTTCTGAAGACGGGCGCGAACTGTATAGCCTTCTGGATCTGACTTGATGACCCATGCCTTGCTTTGATTGCCATTGTTTGTGCAGTGTCCAGCATATCCACCAGCAACAATTTTTGGCTTCCAATCGGCTGCACGTTCAGCAGTCATAGATCTCAGTTCGATTGTTTTATCTGAGACAGCACGCACGATCTCGAACGGTGTTGTATCGCTATAGCCATTATGGTTGGCGTGAGTGTAATCGATGGCCTCTACTTCGTAAGTGTGTGATTTAGTGAACTTACCTACACGGGCTACTGGCAGTTCTTCGATATAATTAATTGCATCTTGCTCACTGGCCCAAGTAATCCGTGGAATACTATCTGTGCGGAGCCGATCATAACCTTCGTTATATTCTACAACATACGCTGTATCAGCGAAGCTGTATTCGCCTCTTGATGTGATTGTGGTAACTTCGATTGCGAATCTAGTAAGCATTTGAATAGTTCCTTTCTAAGTGGTGGTAGTGGGGAGCCGTAGCTCCCCTGATTGTCAGAATTAAATTAAACCCGAATGACGTGCCATAAACGCGGCTTCCATCCGACCTTCTTCAAGAGCAACTCCAGCCTCTTCTTCATCTTGAGCAACTTCTGCGGCAAAATTTAAAGCGCGCTTAATTGTATCATCGATAAGATCCCAAGCTGGTATTGCTGATGGGCAAGTAAACTCTAAATAATTATGCGGTGTCATTTCTAAGTTCCTTTCTAAATAACTATATACATTAGATAGTGTACTATATGAAGTATTACAACCCCTCACCGAAATTTAGTTTAACGGGCATATACCAGCCCTTTCGTCGGTCTCTCACTTCATCGAAGTTACGTTCCCACCTCAGTACATTTACAATATCGGAATTTTCTGCGGCTACAGCCGTGCAGATCATTACGGCAATTGGATCTGAGCCTCCTGCCCAAAGAAGGAAATCATCGGGACCAAATTCTTGGAGAACATCGTGGGCTGTTGTGATTGCTTTGTTTGGATTGAACTGTGGCCTATCGTCGGGCTCGAACACCACTTGCATTTTACCGTAGCGCGCTGCGTCAGTTAGATCTGGCGTCCAACCAAATTTATTCTCTGTTGGTCTTGTGACAATATAGACTGTGCTGTTCATATCGTTTCCTTTCTAAGTTTTAAGACTGATAACACGGCAACTCATATAAACAAGGCTCAAATGATTTTTGTCATTTTTGGCATATTTTTGGCATATACTAAATCTGCCAAAATTCATTCAACTGATACTCCTTATTCTTATAGTTATATTATATATATATTATTATTATTATTATTATTGTCATACTGTCATACCCCCCCCTTCTCCCCCACAGATATAGGTATGGGGGGGGTAGAAATATACTTAGGGGTAAGGGGTATATATGCCAAAAATGCCAAAAATACCTTTCGGCCATATTTTATTGGTAAATAAGCTAAATTTTTATATGCCAAAAATACTGCCATAAATACTGCCATAAATAAATTACGGTCTGGTTCTGGGTCTGACGCTAATTCTAGGCGCTTCTGGCTGCTTGTATGAATAGAAGATATGTTTGCCGATACGGACAATCCTATAGAGCTTCCTGCGCCACACGGGGTGCACATCAACTGTGTGGTAGTGGTCAGCTATAGTGTAGGGCAAGATGTCGGGATTGTTTATAATCTGAACTGCAAGCTCTTGAGCCTTGGCCCACGCTACTTCATCTCTGGGGCTGGGCGCTTTACCTTTGCGATAGAAGGAGAACTGTCGGTCTTGGGTAATGACATTGCACATTGATGACGGCCATCGGGGCGACGCCACGCGGTTAACTATGACCTTGGCAACCATGAGCTGACCCAACAATTTTTCTCCCCTTGCCTCATGGTAGAGCGCAAGGGAGAGACACGCCGCTGCGGCGATCACTTTTGAATATCCTGTTTAGGTTTTTTAGCCACGATGTACTGTGTGTTTTTGGATGGCTTACGATCCCAGACTGTCCAGATGAAATCCATTGTGCCGCTCTTGCCGCGCTCTGGTGACATCGCTGGGCGCCACGACATTGCTATGACTGCCATTGGCTTGGTTCTTTGGAACAGATCGTACCTCTTGGCTGCGTGCCAGTAGGTTGACTTTATGAGCATTGCGAAGGGTACGTTAAAGCTGGCGGCGTGTTCGATGAACTGTGCAGCCAGATTAAATGGTGGGTTGGTTATGATTGACCCGCAGTTACAATCTGCGGTCAGGAAGTTGAGCCCTGTGTCTCCGTAGCCTTGGTCATGGAGGTCAGTAGATACCACGGCAAGCCTGCGCTCCTTTAGGACTTCAGATATGGCGCCACTACCGCAGGCTGGCTCCCACACCCTGCTCCCCTCGAACAACCGTTGATAGGTGTCGAGGAGTGCGATGGTGCATTCTCTTGGGGTGGAATAGAAATCGGCGGCGTTCCTTTTGTATTGGTTGGACGCCCCACCTATGATGGTTGATGACCTCATACGTTACCACCTTGGAACGTAACAACGGGCTCTGGCTCTGTCTTATGCGCCGATAGCTCCCCAGCGCAGGCTGAATATCCTGCAAGATCCAGATAATTTTCTGCGTTTTTTGGGTTGGATTTTTGTCGTGCTATTTTTAAGAGGCACATCATAATTGCTACGTCAGATGGATGGACGTGGCGATCTAGGTAGACGCCCCACAGTTCTGCAATGGTGGTCAGGTTATCTTCCATGTCTCCATGATCATTTGCGCGGTCAACATTTACCAGTTGCTTGGCGGTATCTAAAATTTCTGTGCGTGTATATTTAGTCATTGTTTTTCCTTTGTTTGATAGTTTGTCTAAGTTCCACTTTGCCATTGGCTTTTTCCTTTAGTTAATTGGTGGCGCGAAGTAGGCGAACTTTGGTCGGCCCCTCCCACCTTCGGTTTGGTTTCTGCACTCAATGCCCCTGTCGTTCATTAGTGCGTCTAGAACGTCAGCACGTTTGCGGCGATCCATATTTGCAAATGCCGAAACGCCGCGCGACAGGTCACGCTCTGTGAGGCCACCCAGTCCAGCCTTTTCGATACGGGCGTAGACTGCCTTACAAGCTGCCTCGAATGGACCCTCAGACATATGTGACCTAAACATTTCGATAGTCTGCTTGGTGTAGTGTTCAGTGTAGCTGATTGACCACGCCATTGCGTCTGATCCTATTTCATCTTGGGCCATTGATCTGGCAATAATAAGTGACAGGCGCATGGCGATTTCGCGTGACCGATTGTACATGGCCTCAAGGCCAGTGCCTGTCTCCTTCTTTATGGCTGAGACTAGACGCTCCTCATATGACCTCAGAAGATTTTCTGCTTCCTCAGTAAACGGAACTTCTATTGGGTGTGGAGGCATATCGTGGACATTACCAGCATCTAGATCACCGACCTGCGCGCTGGCGTGTTCCTTTGCCCAAGCTGCCAGACGGTCAGATATTGTTGACCTCCTTTTCTTCTGGGACATCTGGACGCCGATTTCTGATTTCACAATAATGAAACGGTTCAGGAGCCCAGAGGCCACGTCACCACCACCGATTGCCTGCATGAACTCTGAGGGTGTGGACATACCGACTAGGGTCAGGGATGGGCGCTTAACTACTGTCTCTAGCTTTGCGGCTTCTGATGACTTCATTGTGTTGGTTGCGTAGCCCTGCTGTCTCAAGGTTCCGTCCTGACGGCCAAAGCATTCCATGATAGATGTGAGGGCATCAGCCTTGTGTTGCATACCCTTTGCGGCGGCTGCCTTGAGCTGACGGCCAAGCTCATCAACTACGCTGACGTGAGTTGGCTTCTTAGTTAGGGTGGATAAAACACCAGCCCCAGACGTGTAGCCTGCTGGACCTATTAGATCATCAAGGCCACTGGCCTCCAGTAATTCTTCTAGAACTGTCTTGCTATGTTCCTTGCCTGATCCTGTCTCACCAATATTAAGGAAGTATAGACTGGAGAAATTTCTCTGGTCTGTAACCCAGCGGCGCCCCATTGAAACTGATCCGAACGCCAGAGCTGCCTGCACGGCAAACTGTGGCTGGGGCTTGATGGCTGTGACTGTGTAGTAGTTGACCACGTCCTGAAGGATACCGGGGACTGACAGAAGTTCTTCTGGTGCACTGGCATCTGATCTGTCAGATTTTTGGCTAGACATCATAATGTTATTGGCAACCCTTGCGCCGTGTTCGATAGCCTCACGATCATATTCGTGGTTTGGGTCTTGGGTGACGTTCAGCATTTGCGCTGCGTCTTTTACTGCCTTTGATACATTTCCCATGTGTTCATACTGACACCACAGCTCGAAGGCGTCGAAGGTGTGTGCCGAATCAAATGGGTCAGATGCGTGGTGGCTGTAGGCTCGACCATCATCAAAGAGCTTTACGCCAGCTAACTTAGACGTGCTGTTTGGCGATAGGTATCTGCCACGGGATGTTGGCTTGTAATTATACTGAACCAGCAAGCTGTGCATATCGTGGGCATCATTGAACTTATCGATGACGCTGGTTGTCTCACCCTTTGGTCTTGGCTTTTTTGTTGGCTGAAATTCTGCCTTCTTTTTCCACGGGCATATGTCTTGTAGCTGTGGACGAAACTTGTCCCACTCCTTCCAAAGCGTGAGGAGCTGCGGCGGTAGATCTGGCAATCCATCGAAGATTGACCTGCCTGCCCACTCATATGGACGGCCAGTATCAGGGTGGATTGAGGGTGGTAAAACGTCTTGAACTGAGCCTGCTCGAAGCTCAAATACCACTTCAGTTCTGCGTGGATCACCATCTACAGGCCACGATATCTTGTGTGTGATGAGATCTGGCGGTGCTTTGAAAATGAGTTTTCCACGATTTTCGCGGCCAATAATCTGGGGTGCGGACTGCATAAGCTCAGAAAAATCTATGCCCAGCTCCTCAAAGATTATCTTGGTATTTTCCACATGATCGATGTCAACGGCGCAGGTTTTACTGGCGCCATGTAACAGCCCAACATTGTGCGTTGGGTTCTGCTCATAATACTGTCGAGCTGCCTCTGGATCAGACAGTGCTTTCTCTGGTTGCTGCCATCCGAATCGGGTCGGCCCTTTAGACCCTGCTGGTATGGTTACTAAGTACCAGCCTAGCTTTGAGCAGTAGTCTTCAACTGGAAATTTCATTCTGCCTCGCTCAAGTATTCGCTGAGTTTTTTCCATGTGGTGAGACTGATTTGTTCGTTGCCTGTAGCAATAGATTTTACAGTGGGGTGGGACAGTCCACACCGCTCTGCAACGACAGTCAGACGGCGATCTTGGAGCGCCATTCTAATGTCATTGATGGGGATAAGTTGTTGCATATTTTTTACCTTTTTACGATTAGTTGTAAAAATATCTTTACTCCCTGAAACAATTTCTGTAAACCAATTTCTGTAGAGAGAGAAAAATAGAAGAAGAAGTGAAAGGAAATTGCGATGAGCAATATCGATGGATTGGCCTCCAAGTGGCTAGAGTTGAAGAAAGCAGAACGTAAGCTGATTGCCGAAAGACACGCAATCGAAGAGCA